AGAAAGGGGCCGAAGCCCCTATCTATTGCTGGCTTAACGATTAAGCACCTTTGTATGTAATTGTTATCTCATCAGTATTTGGAATTGATGAAGGTAACGCATCAAAAGTTACCTCTACAGAAATAACGTCTTCGATATTAATTGCTGGTAGAGATACGTGAGCCTGAGGCATAGTGAATGCTACGCAAGGCCCTGTTGTACCTCCCATATTTAAAGTGGCACTATAATCATGAGTAACAACAGTTGTTGCGCTCATTATATCTTGGAACAAGTCCGCACTACCTTTAGCCGCAGTATTTAAGTAACAAGTAAAGCTACCTGTAATACTACGAGTTCCTGTAACATGGCCGATTGGCTTATTTACAGTACCTATCTCTTCTGGAGTTAGGAAAGTAATGTTATTCGTCATTGTAATATTACCGCCAGTTAGTGTAATATCATAAGTATGACTAGCAGGAACAGCAGTTGCACTACTAACTAGTGCAAGAGTGGAGATTTTATTTCGAATAAAGTTATTTGTAGATGTAATTCCTTCATAAATTGTGGCGGCTGGAGCAGAGAAAGCTTCTTCGATAATATCTGCCATGCCTGACCAGTTTAGAGTAGCAATACCCTCTAAGTCAAAGTCAACACTAACTTCGTTTAAAACAGAACCAGGAAGTTTGTAAACTTGAGCGCTACTGAAAGTTACTGCGGTAGAATTTGCAATAGTATTTGGAATATTACTCTTCAAGGTAACAGTGCCCGCACCAGGGTCAATAGTATCTACTTCAAACACTACATTGTCTCCGCTATTTGTTGAAACATCGTCTCCAACAAATCGCATATAGTCGCCTTGTTTAATACCTGTAGTAGATGCAACAGGAACAACTTTTTGGCCTGCGCTAGCTGCTGCATCTAGTGTTGTAGAAACAATAGATTGGTCTCCACCCATTACAAAATATAAATTTGCTCTACCTAACTGCGACTTGTTTGATGCAGAAAAGTCAACGACCATACTTGTAGTTCCATTTGCAATACTATCATTCCAAGCTGCCGCAGTAGTGTTCGCACTTTTTGTAAAAGTTGAGTCCCCAGTAAATAAAGCCCATAAAACTTCTTCTACTGCATGGTGTGAAACACTAGCAACATTAGCAGTTTCCCAAGCTCCTGCGCCCGCATTGGTACTAGCAGGGCTTTTGATTGGTCGAACATAAGTTGAAAATGAAAACTCTGCAGGGGCAAAGTTATCAGTAAACACTTTACGGCCTCGTCTACTTGCACCAGTAGAAGAAGCTGCTTCAGATAATGTAATCTCTGAAGTATTTGTTGATTGTGAAAAGCTATAGCCATCTAGAATTGGTATTTCCCAGACACTACCATCTCCTTGGGCTGCTCCGGCATTATCTATAAGCTCTATGTAGAGTTTCGTATCTCTACTAAAAAATAAATTATTTGCTGCCATAGTTATTTCTCCTATGATTTCTTGAAAGAACTAATCGTGAACATTTGTTCGTGTTAGTTGTTTCTAGTATCGAACCTCTAGCTCGATCTCTCCTACGCCTAAAGGCTCTAGTACCCCCTCATCAGTACTTATACTCATGATTGAGATTTGTTGTGTATACTCCTTAGTGTTTAACCTAGTAGTATACTCTAATCTTTCGTTTTCTTCTACTACTGTTTCTATATCTTCCATAAGGGCAGACAAAGCTTCAGGAGCGTTTTCTTCTTGAACGTAGCAACGAACTGTTAGGGATAAAAATCTATCTTTATACCCTCCACCTTGATATTCCCTAGTTTCTGCTCCTGCATTTAGATGAACAGTAGGAAAATCATTTACTTCATCCCAAAACAAAAGTCTGGGTTCTACATTTTCATATAGATTTGTATGAAAAGCTCCAGTACCATCTATAATTTTTAATTTTTCAGCAAGAGCTTTAGTTATAGCACTTCGTCTAGTTGTATAGTCTCTTGCTGCCATTAATTTCTCCTAGTAAAAAATCTTCCGATCGCTGCTTTTGCCGCTATTTCTCTTATAGACCCGTCTATAAGCTTTCTTGGGTCTCGTTGTGCATCTGCAAATCTCGATCCACTAGTTATTTCATATTGTCCGTAGTTGTCTCTGTCATAAGTATAACCGATACTAGGAAAACCTTTTTTCGTAGTTATAACGTCTGTTACTTCTACACTATCCGCGAATCTGCCACTTCTGTTTACTAATGCTGGCTCGTTCATATTCTTTCTAATAGCACCAGGTAGAACTTTGTTTAAGGAAGCTACTAGCTGTAAAGGTGTGGAAGCTGCTCCAGCCTTTGACTTTTTAGCTTTTCTCTTTTTTAACTTCTTTTTAGCTAAAGGAGTTCCTAAGTTTTTAGCAGATGATACATCTAGTTTGGAACTGCTTTTGCCTTTTCGTACTTTTTCTTTTTTAGATACTTTATGACCTTTTTTATTTCTGAAACTCGCTAAAACTTTTTCTGTTGCATCTAGTTCTTTTACCTCTGCAAAAGAGGGAGAGCCTTCCATATAACTTAATTTATTACCATTTGATTCTAGCTGTCGTATGGCTTTTTCTAAGGCTGCGTTCAACTTTTGTACTTCTGCGTTACTAATTGCGGCTTCTTCTAGGTTTATTATCTTTGAACCTAAAAAGACCTGCATTGTATCAGTTTTTGTATCTCTTATTAGCTCTAAGCTTATACCATTTTTATCAAAAAACTTATTTACCTCTGCTTTAGTATGTTTTTCAGAATCAGCTACCGCGTTACTAATAGAATCTTTTACCAAACTTTCTAGCGACCCTCTTTGGTGCGCGTGTTCCAGGTTAAATATATCCCCTGCCTCTACCTCTACTAGTTTACCGTCTACCTCTTTTCCCGGCACTGCTCCAAACTCTTCTTGGAATATATCTAGTATTTCGTTAGTAAAAGTTTTTACATAGTTTGCACCACGAGCATATTGGTTATATACTTTTTCGTACCTATTGCCCCCAGTAGCGTCAAAAGTAGCTATTACGGTTCTTTTTGTTACTTTTACACTATGTATACCGTCACTAGTTACAGATGTTCTTTTTACTTTTTGACCTACTGCCTTAATAAACTTATTCATTGCAGGTTGGCATCTTTTTACTACTTTATCTTGCTTCGTTTTAGTAGCATTTGGAAAGTAAGCTCCAATTAACGCCCTTATTGCTTTATTAAGCTCTCTTCCTCTCAAACTAAATGTATGAGTTTGAAAGTTAGCAACATTTCTTCTGTACTCCTTAGAGCCCATAGCTAACTCCTCGTGTAGTTTTCTTAAAAACTTTAATTGAGACCCTTTAGACATTAGTAAGTTTTATATAAATCTAGTACTCTCTTAATATGATCTGGAAATACTATGCTGCTTTTTTGGTTTTGTATAGTAGCGCCTTGAATAGTTCTGCGCTCTTTATGCTCACCTTTCAAATAGTGAGTTACTAAGTCCGCCACCGCTAGTTTTAAATCTGCAGGTGTTGTTGTGTAGCCTGCAGTATAAGTAATTTCTATTGCGTTTATTCCTTGTGCCCAGTTTTTATACTGACTTCCACTAATTCTGTATAAAGTATCTGTGGTTTTGTCTAGCTCAAAATCTGTCGTAGCTAAAACAGTGTAAGAACTTGCCATATCATTTCGTTCTTTTACTCCACTTGCTTGAATTTCTATAACTGGACTCTCTGTTAGTTGTATAGATGTAGTAGAATAATTTATTGAAAGTGTTTCTACTTTAGGAGTAGAAGAAAAATCAATAATACTATTTCCACAGTAAGTTTTTACTAATTGACTCACAGAATCAATGATAACCTCAGTACGAGCATCATGCTGAGTATTTGTTACCCCTTCGAGTTCTTTGTAGTCATTTAAAGATATTAAATCTGCCATCTTATAAGTCCATTAGTAAAAACTTGGGGGTGGCGAACCACCCCGAAGTTAAGTAATAGTATAATACTATTATGCAGTAGTAACTCGAACAGCCGCTAAAGTACCACCTTCTAACTGAGTGAAGCCAAGAGATTGGCTAGCAACTACAGCAGTTCGTTGGCCTGCAACTTCGTAATCCGATTCAATGTTAACACCACCAAGACGTGGTATAATGAATGCATTACGGTTAACAGCAATAAGAGAAGTCTCTTTAAAGTCAGTATCTACACCAGAAGCTACTGTCACTGCACCGCCGTCTGCAGAATCAAGAATATCTGTAACGATTACTGGAGAACCATAAACAGAACCTAATTGACCTGTTAACTTAGTAGCGCCTGCACCTACTTCATCAATAGAAGTAAAATCAGCACCATTACCAACATCATCAATCATACTAAAGTATGCTGCGGTACCCATGAGATATACTACATCTGCAGGATTAACCCCATACTTACCCATTGCGGCACGTGCATTCATAGCAGTAATAGCGTTAACTGAACCACGCGCTACAGAACCAGATAAGTCAGCAGCTAGACCACCGTGAGCGGTATTATCAGTGTTTAGTGCGTTGGAACCATCCACAGAACAGTTACCTACTAAACCAACAAAGTTAGTTGTTGTACCTGCTGCTGCACCAGGGTTCAAAGTACCTGTACCAAACAAGATTGCTTGATCAACTGCACGAGCGTGAGAACGAGCTAAAGCGCTTTGAATCATAGGTAGAATAGTTACAAAAGTTTGCTCATCAGTATCAGAAGGAATATAAGTTCCTGAGATTAAACGATTTGCATACGCAGTAACAGTTGCCATATCATAGCTATTAGCGGTACCAACAGTACGGTTAGTTAAGTAACCTGTTTCCAAACCACCTGCAGAGAAAGTAGCGGTGTTAGTATCAGTAACTGTAGGAATTACAGTTGCACCTGAAGTTACAGCAAGCTCACGAAAAATACCGGCCACTTTTTGCTCTAATACCATTTCTTCTTGGAAAGCAGCTTGAGATAAAGTATCTAACTTGCCAGTATCATTAGTATTACCTGTGTATGCTACACCCGCTTTTTCCATAACGGAACGAGCATGGTTAGTATCATAGCCTTTACCAGTAATTTTACCTAAGATATGTGCGCCAAGGAAGTCTCTACCAAAGGCATTTAGGTCTGAACCACGTTGAGAAAAAGATCTCTTACTATTTTGCATAGCTTCGATTTCTGCTTGCTTCTCTTCGAGGTCTTTGCCAAATTGACCCATAACTTCTTCAAGTTTAGCGTCTTTTTCAGCTAATTTGGCTTCAACATCAGCCATAAGTTTTTCTGCACCAGTTTCAATACCAGTACGGATAGTTGATTTAACTTGCTCTTCTTGAGCAGCTTTTTGCTCTACGGCTTCGGCTTGGGCTTTCGCTTCGGCTTCTTCAGCAGATTTTTGTTCGGCTTGTTTCATTGCAATTTTAGCAGCAGTTTCATCAGCTACTTTCTTAGCAAATGCTTCCAAGTCGATTGCGGGAGTATTATCTTCCGACATTTTCGTCTCCTTATTTGTAGATTTCTCTACGTGCTTAGGTGCGTCACTAACCACATTGGATTCAATTGAATCCTTAGAGGTCAGAGACTGACCCGGTAGATCGACACGATTGGTGAAAGTTTTTTTGAATTCTTCATACTCTGCAACAGAGTCAAAAGACTTCGCTAGCGAAAAAGTAGCTGCTTGATTGCATGGTACCGATACAACCGATACTTCAAACAACTCAGCATCCTTAATCATTAATCCGTCAGTTTCTTTTACGTAATCAGCGTCCTTGACTTTGAAACCAACGGAAAAGGCCCCAAGAACACCGTCTTTAACTAATTCACAAACGGCAGCAGGGGCAGACTTACTAATCTTCGCCTCTAACTCTAATCCGTTTTTAGTTACATTAACTCCTGTTGCACGACCAATAGGTTTATCATAGTCGTGATTAAATAAAATTACAGGATTATTCTTAAAGTTTTCTAGGCCACCTTTAGTCCAAGCTTCGGCTGCGATTACATCACCTGCTCGGTCAGAGTGGTCTGTACTTGCCATACCTCGTATCATTACGCTTCCATCATCATTCTCATGAGACTTAAACGTAGAGGCTACATGTAAGATTTTCTCCATATTATTTCTCTACTTTACTTGCCCTAAGTACTTCTAAAGGGTCCATACTTACTTCTGCTTCACATAGTTGTGGATTTAGTAAATCTGCATAATCTCTTTGGATTCTTTGTTCCATTTGTGACCAAGAACCAAAGGCTTTTTTGACATTTTGTGATTTTATTGTGCCAGGCGTATCTGGCTCCATATCAAAAGATCTGGGGCTAAGTATTTCTCCTTTTTCTGCGAAATACATCGCTAGCTCATCTGCTAGCCTGGCTCTTACTCTCATAGTCATTTATTCTTCACCTTCTTCATTTTGTTCGTCTTCTTTTGGCCTGCCGCCTTCATCTGGATTAGCCGCAGAGCCCGCTATATTTGCTGGTTCTCTTATATTGTCTTGGCCTTCCATAATGTCATAACCTAAACGCTCTCTGGCTTCATTTATAGTAATGATACCACCATTTACTAATGAGCTATAGTAGGAGGATTGATCTCTCATTTCTGGCTGTAATGCTGGAATATCTGTTGTATCCTCTTTTATTTGAAACCCGAAAAATCTCTCTAATGCGCTATTCATCTTTCTATGTATAGGCAATATAGTCTCTAAATAATACATTCTCATATTTGGTCGAAGATTAGCATTATTGCCAGAATCAAACATAATATAAGGAACACCTAAAGCTTTTGCTATAATTTTTTCATTTTCTAAAATTGCATTTTGAAAATCCAAGTCCTTAAAGTTTACATTAGTTAGCTCATCTACTTCTATACCGCCGTCTAAAATTAAAGGTCTTCGACCCCCTGTATCTGGTCTATACCTAAGCGACCAAGATTGTATCATCCTTTCTTTAATTTTTTCTGATAAAGTGTTAGGAGATTTTAATACTAAACCTGGAACTGCACCATTATTAAAAAAGTTATCTTGAAAGTTTCTCATAGCTTTAATAATTGCCATGGTTCGTACTGCAGGCTTAAGTCTCGATACCCCTCTATACATACTATGGAAAGAGTTTTCTTTTATATGAATTATTTCATCTGGGAAATAATCTACATCATTATAAGTATATTTCTCAACATAGGTTTTTTCGTCACTATGTATTTGTACATTATCCGCTGGAATATGGTACAAGTGTACCCCATCAAAATAAATAAAAATATTACCGTCTAAAAGGTAATCTGTTATTAGGTTTCTTTTGAAGGTGCTTACATCTTGATAAGGATTTGGCTGCTTGTTTAAAAGTAAATCTACTTTAGCTCTTTTTACATTTTTTACTACACTAGAATGGCGAGTTATTTGTGGAAAAACTTTAACAGGTATTTCTGCAACATCATCTACAATCATATTGACACCACGATTTACAATTTCTAGCTCTTCGTAATACTTTTCATAGCTATCATGGCGCTCCCTAGAGTTCTCTATTCCTTTCATATAGTGCTGGATAGGATTTAGTTTGAGATGCATTTCATCAGCATCTTCTACTTTTCTTCCTAAGATTCTATCATACCAAGCCATGTTTTTCTCTTTGAATTTTTACCCAGCGCTCTTGCTTTTTAGCAGTGCTTAACAGTGGGTCTTTTCCATAAATTGAGTGTAGTTGTAAATGGTGCTTGTGACATAACGTGGCGGTATACTCATACAACTCTGCGTCATGCTCATCAATAAATTCTTCACGCCATTCCATTACAAGATAACGCTCTACATTATTTTCTTTAACCCATTTTTCTAATAATCTAGTTAGGCTATAGAAGTGATGAAAGTCAAGCTTTGTGGTATCTCCGCAAATCTCGCACTCACATCCTTTTTTGTACTTTGATTTCGCTTTATCACGAATGTATTTTACTAAATCTCTTTTTAGTTCCATTTTCTTTATCCAAAATTATAACGAGTTTAAGGTTTAATGTCAAACACTATTTTTCCTACCTGGGTTAGAACGTGCCC